GGCTGTCTTGTTTAAGGACATTTATAAGTGTCTTTAAATAAGACAAAGGACAAGTATGCCAACTACAGTTAAATTAAAAAATAGTGTAACTTCAACTAATGTTCCTAGCTCTTTGGTTCAAGGCGAAGTTGCTGTTAACGTAACAGACAAAAAAGTATGGGTCGGTAACGCCGCTAGTGGGGTAGTTCAAATAGTTGGTCCCGGCTCTACAGACTTAGCCGTAGCTGACGGCGGTACAGGCGCTTCTACAGCCGCTGATGCAAGAACAAATCTTGGTTTAGTTATCGGTACGGATGTGCAAGCATACGATGTTGATACTGCTAAAACAGACGTAGTCCAATCATTTAGCGTAGCCCAGCGTGGTACTATTACTGCTCTGACTGATGGCTCTACAATTACTCCTAATTTTGCTGCTGCTAACAACTTCTCAGTAACTTTAGGCGGCAATCGTACCCTAGCTAATCCAACCAACTTAACTGCTGGTCAGTCTGGTGTAATCGTTATCACTCAAGACGGTACAGGCTCACGCACACTAGCCTATGGTTCTAACTTTAAGTTTGCTGGTGGTACTGCTCCAACTCTAACAACTGCGGCTAACGCTGTGGATGTCTTAGCCTACTACGTAGAATCAGCTAGTCGTATCACGGCTCGCCTTGTTGCGGATGTTAAATGATTAATCAGAATCTACTCCTTACTGGAGATGATGGTGGCTATAACTTAACTAAATCTTTACGATTTAGGGCTAGTGCTTCTGCTAGTTTATCTCGCACTCCAACAACATCTGGTAATCGTAGAACTTTTACTTTTAGCGCATGGGTTAAATTTGGAACAATTGGCACTACAAACAGAGTATTAATGTCATCTGTTTTGGATAGTGACAATCGTTACCAAATGCAAATATCTGATGCAACGGCAGACCAGTTAACATTCCAAGCAAGATTATCAGGGGTTGAGAGTAAATATTTCACTACAAACGCTGTTTATCGTGACCCAGCAGCTTGGTATCATATTGTTTATTCCATAGATACAACGCAAGCAACTGGCTCAGATAGAATTAAAGTGTATGTAAACGGTGTGCAACAAAGTGGTTCTAACCCATCCACGATTGCCCAAAATACAGAAACTTTCTTTAACGCTGCAATTCAGCAAAATATTGGAAATGTAGTTAGTGCTGCTTTCTTTGACGGCTACATGACCGAAATAAACTTTATTGACGGTCAAGCCCTTACCCCATCTTCATTCGGTTCTACTAACGCATTAACAGGTGTGTGGCAACCAGCTAAATACACAGGCACATACGGCACTAACGGATTTTATTTACCGTTTACCAACACTACAAGCACAAGCACACTAGGCAATGACTTCTCAGGCAACAGTAATACTTGGACAGTAAATAACATTAGCTTAACTGCTGGCTCAACCTACGACTCAATGACCGATGTCCCAACGCTGACCAGCACAACGGCGGCAAACTATGCAACATTAAGTCCATTACAGAAAAATCCTAACATTACTCCAACAAATGGCAACTTAAGGTTGGTAGCAAATAATGCTTCTTGGAGAGCAGTTGGTAGCACAATTTTTATGATTACTGGAAAATGGTATTGTGAAATGACTGTTACTACTATTGGCGATACTGCTTTTGGTTTGTATTCATTAGCAGATGGTGTTGGTAGTGTTATTTGGACTGATAACAATTTTGCTGGTAGGACAGGAACAACTGGCGGTTCATACTTAAATAGCGGAAATAAAATTAGTGGAGGTTCTAGTTCTGCTTATGGGGCATCCTTTACTACTGGAGATGTAATTGCTTGTGCTTATGACGCTGACGCTGGAACAGTTGTATTTTACAAAAACAATACAAGTCAAGGAACCGCATTTACTGGATTTACAGGCGGATATGCTTTTACTCTTGCAGTAGAAACTGGCGCTGGAACAACAGATTTAGCTATTAATTTTGGTCAACAACCATTTGTTTATACAGCCCCAGCAAATCATTTAGCCCTTAACACATTTAACCTATAAGACTATGCCTACACCTACAATACCTGCTGGCAATTTGTTTATGAACGCTACCACTTATACTGGTACGGGTGCTTCTTTGGCGGTTACGAATGGAGTTGCTGGTCAATCATTCCAACCTGACTTTGTTTGGACTAAAACAAGAAGTACGGCAACTGGGCATACTTTATTTGATAGCATTAGAGGTGTAACAAACTATTTACAATCAAATAATTCTAATGCAGAGGGAACTACTGCTACAACTTTAACCGCATTTAATAGTAATGGATTTACTGTTGGCTCTGATTCAAGCACGGGAGCAAGCGGTGTAACTTATGTTGGCTGGCAATGGAAAGCAGGTGGCACAGCCGTTACCAACACAGCAGGCTCTATCTCAAGCCAAGTAAGCGCAAACACAACAAGCGGGTTTAGTGTTGTTACTTATTCTGGGAATAGTACAAGTGGTGCGACTGTAGGGCATGGGCTTGGGGTTGCTCCTAGTATGGTGATATTAAAGCGCAGAAATGGCACAGAAGCATGGCCCGTTTATCATTCTGGTATGCCAAGTGCCGCTTATTATATGCGGCTAAATGCTACAGATGCACAAGATACAGCTGCTTCGTTTATGAATAATACTGCACCAAGTAGCACAGTATTTACTCTTGGAAATGGTGGTTTTTCAAATACAAGTGGCTCTACTTATGTAGCCTACTGCTGGGCGCCTATCGCTGGCTACTCTGCATTTGGTGGCTATACAGGTAATGGTTCTACTGATGGTCCGTTTATCTATACAGGATTTAGACCTAGGTTTGTAATGATAAAACGCTCGGACTCTACCTCAGACTGGTTTATTTTTGATTCTGCTAGACAACCAAACAACCAAATGAGTGATGTTCTTTTTCCTAATTTATCTAATGCGGAAACAGGTTCATACCCGATTGATTTTGTATCTAATGGTTTTAAAAATAGAAACAGCGCAGGAGTGCCAAACACATCTGGTGGTACTTTTATATACATGGCATTTGCCGAAAACCCTTTTAAATACGCTTTAGCGAGGTAATTATGTTTATATTAAATGGTAGCCGTTTAGCACAAGGAACTGCGTTTACTGCAAACGGAATACAGTATCCGGCGAACTGGCTAAACCTAACTACATTGGCTGAGAAACAAGCTATCGGGATTACTGAGGTTGCTGACCCAGTAAGAGCTGATGACAGATTCTATTGGGATGGTGATGTTACTAACCCTAAAGCATTAGAAGATAAAGAAGAATCAGACGAGAATGGTAATCCACTTTATGTCAAAGTTCTAGGTGAAGTAGACGGTGAGCCAGCAATGGTAGATTCTACTGAGCGATTGGTTACTAAAGGTTTAAAGTCTACCTTCATTGCACAAGTCAAAGTTACTGCTGGCACATTGTTAGCGGCTACTGATTGGAAAGTGATTCGTGCTGCTGAAGGTGGTACTGCTGTAGATGCAGACACGACTGCTAAGAGAACTGCTATCCGTACTAAGTCTAATGAGTTAGAAGCTGCTATTACTGCTTGCACAACAGTTGAGCAATTAGCGGCACTGGATTTATCTTTTCCATCTGAGGATTAATTAAGTGACTGAACACGCAAACGACACAATTAAGGTAGCTGGTGACTTAGTTTCAATAGTTACCGTATTAGGTACTTTAGCGCAGCTTCTACCTGCTGTAGCAGCATTACTTACTATTGTTTGGACTTGCTTTCGTATCTATGAAACTAAGACCGTACAAGGTTGGTTAGGAAAGAAAGCTAAAGAATGAGAGAAATATCGGTAGGTAAAAACCTTACTGCCAACACTCTAACAACGCTGTACACTGTGCCACGCCAACATACTGCTCGGTTTTATACTCTGTATGCTCACAACACAGGCGGTTCTACAAAGCATTTTAGTGCTTGGTGGTATGACAAGAGTGCAAACACAGAGATTGTTATTTTATTAGAATACAACCTCTCCAGTAAGACATATCTGCATTTAAATGGTTCTTCTTATATATTCTTTGAAGAAGGCGATGAACTAAGAGTTCAGTCTGAAGCTGGCTCAACGGTAAGCTGTATTGCTACTTTTGAACAGGAATACAAATCAGCAACTCAGCACACTTTTTAAACAGTTTTTTAAAAGGAAATGATATGCCAATGGTAAAAGACAAGAAGTTCCCTTACACAACTAAGGGTAAGAAAGAAGCTAAGTCGTATGCTATGAAGACTGGGGCTAAGATGACTACTCCTAAAGCTAAACCAGCTAAGAAGATGGGGTCAATGCGTGGCTACTAAACCCGGTTTGTACGCCAATATCGCAGCCAAGAAAAAGCGTATAGCTGCGGGTTCTGGTGAACGTATGCGGAAGGTTGGTGCTAAAGGCGCTCCTTCGGCTCAAGACTTCAAAGATGCTGCTAAGACGGCTAAGAAGAAGAAATAATGCCTAAGAAAGCCTTTCAGAACCCAGAAGGTGGTCTCAATCAAAAAGGTAGAGACTACTACAACAAAACGACAGGCTCTAAGCTAAAGCCGCCAGTGTCTGCTAAAGAGGCTGCAAAGTCGCCTAAAGCGGCTGGACGGCGCAAGAGCTTCTGCGCTAGGATGGGCGGTGTTGCAGGTCCGATGAAGGATGAAAAAGGCAGACCAACCCGCAAAGCCTTAGCATTGAAAAAGTGGGATTGTTAAAAATAACTGTTGACACAGTATTAAAACTGTGTTACACTAAAGGATAATATGGCAACAACAACGACCTACCTACAAGCTGTAAATAGCGTTCTTAGAAGACTGAGAGAAACTGAGGTTTCCACAGTCAACGAAACTGCTTACAGCAAGATGATTGGCGAACTTGTAAACGATGCTAAATCATCCGTTGAATCCTCTTTTGGGTGGAACGCTTTAACATCCACTTTAACTGTCCCAACTGTGGCAGATACCTCTACTTACACACTAACAGGTTCTGGTGTACGTTTTACTGTAGTTAATGTTATAAACGATACTTCAGATACTTTTTTACGTTTAGCACCTGCTTCGTATATGACACAGCAGTTTTTACCAACAAGTCCCCAAAGAGGCGCTCCTCAGTATTATCATTTTAAAGGACAAAACGCTAGTAACGATACGTTAGTTGAAGTGTTTCCAATTCCAGACGTAGTGTATAGCTTAAAGTTTAATTTAATTATTCCACAAGACACACTCACAGATGACACTACTTTAATTAAAGTTCCGGGTGATGTTATTATTTTAAATGCGTTTGCTAGGGCATCGGTAGAGCGTGGTGAAGACGGTGGTTTACAGTCTTCTGAAGCCTACGCTTTAGCTAAAAACTTACTTGCTGATTACATTGCTTTAGAATCAAATCGTCATGTAGAAGATACTAACTGGGTTCCGAATTGAGTAAAGTTCTTTCCACTTCGTCGATTTCAGCACCGGGCTTTGCTGGTCTTAACCTGCAGGATGCACCTGCGTCTTTAGAGGCTGGTTTTGCTTTAGAGGCAAACAACTGCGTTATTGACAAGTTTGGTCGTATTGGTGCAAGAAAAGGTTGGACAACATATCTTCCAGCCAACGCAGATTTAGACGTTGAAACCGTAGACACAATCGCAGAGATATTGTCTCCAACAGCCAATAATAATCAGCTATTTGCAGCAGGTAACGAGTGCTTGTTCTTGTCTACAGGCAGTGCATTGGCTAAGAAGTTAGTGCGTAATAGTGGCGACACAGCTAACGCTACATATACTATTACTGACAGTCACTGGCAAGTAGCATCTATTCCAGATGTTACCAATGCTCGAGGAAGAGCAGTCCTAACTCAAACTGGACATAAGCCTTTATATTTAAGTTACTCTAGCGTTACCAGTAATTATGTATTTAAGATTTTAGCAGATGTTGCTACATTGCCTGTGTCGCCTGTTGCACACACTTCAAGTACCTTTACCCCTAATGCGTGTATTTCCGCTTATGGTCGTGTTTGGGTTGCTGACATTGCAAACGATAAACAGACAGTATATTTTAGTGATTTGTTAAACCCACTAAACTTTCAAACAGGTACAGCAGGTGCTTTAAACATTAACGAAGTAGTAGGAGACGGTGACTTTATTGTTGGTCTTGCATCACACAACGGTTTCTTAATTATTTTCTGTGAAAACCACACTGTAGTTTATAGCGGCGCTCAAGACCCCTCTGCTTTATCGTTGTCGGATAACATTACTGGTATTGGCTGTGTTGCTCGTGATTCTATACAGCAAACAGGTACAGATGTTATCTTCTTGTCTTCTACCGGTGTTCGTAGTTTAAGTCGTACTGTACAAGAGAAATCCATGCCGATGCGTGATGTCTCTAAGAATGTCCGTGATGAGCTGTTAGCTACTTTACAAACAACTGCAGAGATGAAGTCTATCAAATCTGGATATTCTTCACAAGAAGCATTTTATGTCTTATCGTTTTCTGATGTGGACACTGTGTATTGTTTTGATTCAAGAAGTTTGTTACAAGATGGCTCTGCTAGAGTAACTACTTGGGATACCATTACTCCTAAGTCTTTTTGCACAACCGTAGATAGAGAGTTTTTAATAGGTAAAGCAGGTTATATTGGTTTGTACGAAGACTATAGCGATAACGGAACAGCGTATCGTATGTCTTACTATTCAAGCTACTTTGACTTCCAACAACCTACCGTATCTAAGATTCTTAAAAAGATTGAATTGTTGTTCATTGGAGCGCAGAATCAAGACGTAACTGTTAAGTGGGACTTTGATTTTAAGAAAGCATACCAATCTTCAACAACAACGATTGCTCCAGCCACTGTTGCTGAGTATGGAGTTGCAGAATACGGTATTGGTGAGTATTCAGGTGGTATTGTTATATTTAATAACAACGTCAATGCTGGTGGTACAGGTAAAGTATTACAACTAGGATTTGAAACAGATATTGATAACAATGCTGTTTCTTTACAGAAAGTCGATGTCTTCGTTAAAGGCGGGAAAACACTATGACAACATACACAAAAGCAACTAATTTTACGGCAAAAGATTCTTTATCTACAGGCAATCCGTCTAAGATTGTTCGTGGTTCTGAAATTGACACAGAGTTAACTGCAATTCAAACTGCAGTAAACAGTAAATCGAATACTGCTGCTCCTACATTTACAGGAACAGTAACCATGCCAACATTAGCGGTTACTGTCAATGCTACTGTCGGTGGCACGTTAACGGTTACTGGCGCTTTTGAAGCTGCCTCTATTGATGGCGGTACATTCTAATCATGGCAACTATTGTCGACAAAGAGTACACTTCTACTGAGATTATCAAGAAAGACTTAGCTCGTGGTGGGTTTAGTAAAGAAGAAGACAAGTTTCTTAAAGGTTTAGCAATTCTAATTAAGCAAGAGAAAGCTGTTTTAGTACGACACAATAACACCATCTTTGTCGGTATTCGTAAAGAGCCGGGTGTTCTTGAAGTGCATATGTACACTTTAGACCCATTATCGACATTGCCTGAAGCAATGAAAATTGCTTTTGATGCGGTTAAACAATCTGGTGTAACAAGGCTTGAGTCTGAAACTACTAATCCTAGATTGGTTAAAATGTTGCAAACATTGGGACCAGTGAAGACTACCAAAAAAGGCAATAAGATTGCATGGACAATGGATATTTCTAAATGAGATACGGACTAGACAGTACATTACCAATTAATGCGTTCTCCCCTCGTGGGGGTCGTGGTCCTTTTTCTTTAGGTATGACACTGGAAGGTGGTGGTGGCGGTATTCCTATTATCTCCGATGTGGTAAATGTTGTCTCTGATGTTGGTGAAGCAGTTGGTGGAGCGATTGGGGATGTTGGTGAAGCTGTTGGAGGCGCTGTTGGAGACGTTGGTAGTTTTATTGACGATTCGGTTATACAACCAGCAATTCAAGACCCTGTAGGCACTGCGGTTAAGATTGGCGCTATTGCGGCTGCTCCAGCTACAGGCGGTACGTCTTTATACGCTATTCCAGCTTACACAGCAACTAAGGCGATTGCTGCAGGTGTGCCTATTGAAGACGTAGCAAAGATGACTGCTATCTCCGCTGCCGCTACTGCGGCTGGTGTTAGTGTCGCTGACTATGTTGGAACACTGGCTGAGTTTGGAACTGAAATTGGTTCACAACAAACAGCAATGTTAGCTGCACAGAATGTAGGAATTGGTACAGGTAATGTGGCTTCCACTACTGCTGGGCAAATTGCTGGTGGTGCTACTTCAGGTGCTATTAAAGCAGGTGCAACGGGCGGAGACATTGATTTAGGATTATTGTCTGGAGCTGCAAGTGGTGCAATTGGTACAGGTGTAGGCGCAACAGTAGACGCTGCTGCAAACTCAGGATTATTTAATAATGTAGTGAATCAAGCAAATACAGGAACAACAGGTATGGACGAACTATTTAATACCGGAGAAGACTTTAACATGGGCGGTGCTGGTTTTAACGCTTATGCACAACAGTTTGGCGGCACAGGTGAAGACTTTAACATGAGTGGGGGAGCTTTTTATAACCCTAATTATTCCGTCATCCCGGGCGAACTTGGAGACATTATACAAGACGCTAACGGAAACATTGTACTGTCTTCTGGTGCGGACATCCAAGCTGCACAGTCTCTTGGGTTTGACACAACTACCCTTACCAACTATGCTAAACAGTTTGGTACTCAAGCATTAAAAGCCTTGTTAGGCGGTGGCGGTACTGCTGCACAAAGAGCAATGGGACAATCACAAGGCGGTTTATTAGGTGCAGGAGCAAACTATCTTTTATCTGGTCAAGCTGGTAGAGCAATTCAAAGTTCTGCAGCCCAATCTGCTCAACAGCAAAGAGATGCTGCTGCTTTAGCACAACAACAAGCAAGTTTTACTCCTGTAGGAATGACAACTGCTTTTGGTTCTTCTAACTTTGGTTTTGACCCAACTACTGGAAAACTTACTTCTGCTGGATATACACCAACATCGCAAGTTGCCGGTCAAGTACAGAATCTGTTTGGTCTTGGTGCGTCAGCACTACCAACAACTACTAATACACAAGATGTTCAACAGCAATATATTGCACAGCAACAAGGTTTATTGGCTCCGGGTCGTGAGCAGCAATTAGCTCAGTTGCGTAATCGTCAGTATCAGCGTGGTACAACTGGTTTAGCTACTGGTGGTACAATGGCTGGTTATGCTCCTAATGCACAAGGATTAATGGCTACAAACCCTGAGATGGCTGCTTTCTACAATGCACAAGCACAGGAAAATGCACGATTAGCTTCTAACGCACCTACCTATGCTCAGAACCTACTGAATTCTCAAATTGCAACAGGTACAAATCTATTTGGTGCTGCTAATACTTTAGAAGGTTATGCACAACAACCATTGTCATTGTCCACTGCTTTAGGCACTGCTGGAGCTACGGCAGGAGCAAGGTCCGGTCAGTTAGGTTTGTTAGGTAATTTACAAGCTACTCAAACACAACAAGAAGGAAATATTGCAGCAGCTACTGGGCGAATCGGAGGAACAGCCGGCTTACTTACTGCAGCTAATCCTTTATTAGCAAATCTTGGTAATGCTATTAATACATCAATTTGGGGATAAGTCATGGCAGATATGTTTGATAAAGAAGAATTAAGTATTGTTAGCGGATTGTTTCCAAATACTTTAGCCGTTGCAAATGCGGAGAAACAACAACAACAAAACTTAGCTTATGAGCGTTTTAGTAACGCTGCTGGAAGTCGCAATCCTTTTGGCGGTCTAGCTGGTTTACAAGGAATGTTTGGAACTGCTGCCGGTCAAGATATACAAGGTGTAATGGGTGTCCAGAGTCCTACGACAAAACTAGCAGCTTTAAGAGAACAAGCAGCGCAGAAGTTTGACTCAAATAGTCCTAACGGATTAGTACAAATGGCACAATTCTTAAATCAAAACGGTGACTCTGCTGGTGCAAGACAAGCTGTTATGTTAGCACAAGGTCAAGCGCAAAAATCAGCAACTCTTGGTAAGTCAATGGAAGAGACTCGTATTTTGGGTCGTAAAGAAATTGAAATTGGTGTTGACCCTAAGAATCCAGAAATGGTTCAAAAAGCGTTAGTAGATAAAGATGGTAATGTGTTAAAAATGCTTGGAACACCTTATAGCAAGTTTAATCAAAAAACTACTATTGATGCTCGTACTATTGGACCTAAGAATGTTTTAGAAATTGATAAAGAAGATGCTGCTAACTTAGTAAAAGTTCGGAACACAGCAGAAAACATCATTCCACGCCTACAAGAACAAGCCGCTGCATTACAAAAAGGAATTGCTGCCGGTACGTTCTCTGACGCTCGTGTTGTGTTTGCTACTGCATTAAGCAGTTTAGGAGTAAAAGACAAAGCTACTTTAGATATGTTGAAGAACACAAAAACCTTTAACTCTAATCGTATTGAGTTAGCTGCTTCTGTTGCTAAACAGCTTGGTGTTAATCCAACTGACCGTGACTTTAAAGCATCTCTTGACCGCTTTGCAGCAGCTTCTGACGCTCCTGAAGCATCTGCTGCGTTTATTGATGATTTGTTGACAATTCAACAAACAAGACTTAAACAAGCAAACGAAGGTTTAAGTTACTACCGTGAGAATCAAGGTTCTTTTACTGGTTACAATAGACCTCTGCCAGTGTCACCTGTTGTTTCACAAGACCCATTTGCTGGTATGACGTTGGACCAGTTAAAGAAAATGCGTGATGACCTTCAGAAAAATAAATAAGGATTAAAGATGGCGACATTAGAACAGCTTAATGCAGAAATTGCTCGTCGTGAAAGAGACGAACCCTCTTTAACACAACAGGTCGTTTCAGGAGGAAAAGCCCTTATTGGTGGAGCGCAGTCTGGAGCAACTGGTTTAGTGGCGTTTCCAGCAGAGATAGCAAGTATTCCATTACAAGTCTCAGGTTCAGCCGCTCCATTTGGTATGTCTGGTTCACCCACTGCTATAGCAAGAGAAGCATTTCAAATACCTGAAGAACCAAAAGCAGGTACGGAACAATTTCTTTATCGCTTTGGGGAAGGAGCAGCACCAGCAATGGCTTTTGCAGCACCGTCTTACTTAGCTGGTCCAGTTGTTGGGACTGTTGCTACAGGTACTGCTGGTCTTATTGGTGGATTAAGTAACGTCGCAGCAAAAGGTATTTTTCCTGAATCGCCAACAGGTCAAATGTTGGTTGGCTTTATGCCGGGATTGTTTACTTCAGTGGCTGGTCGTGTGCGTCGTAATGTTCCCGAGACTGGTAAACCGTCAGTATCTTCCGATACAGGTATTCCAATGACTTCTGGTCAACGAACAGGGTCAGAAGCAGCTTTGCGTGAAGAAGCTGCTGTGGCTAAAACTACTGGCGGAGCGCCTATCTTTCAAAGATTTGGTCTTAATCAATCAAATTCTGCAGAAGACTTTGCTTCTAAAATTCAACAGTTTAGTGCAAACAAAGACCTTCCAGCAACAGATATTAGCAAAGGTGTTATTGATGCTGTTAATTATCAAAACACTCGTTTAGTTAATCGGTTTAGAGCTAACAATAAAGTAAACTTTGGTGCTGCTAAGAAGGTTGCTGGTGATGAGCCTATCTTTGGAACAGACAACTTAAACAGTGTTTTAGATAACCAAATTGCTTTGTATTCAAGCGATAAGATGCCTTTGGAACTGCGCTCTGTAGCAGACAGTTTATCTCGTCTTAAAAACACAATGACAAAAAAAGCAGAACCTTCTGTAATTTTAAATGAACAAGGACAACCAGCAACTGTTATTCCTGAACAAGCACAGAAACTAACTATTGACGAATTGCAAAAGAATCTTGAGTCGTGGGGAAAAGCAGCAAAAACAGGAGAGTACTCACTTCCGGGCGGGACAGATAATGTGTTTAAAGGCGTTGCTCCGGGAACCATTAAAGGAATTGCTCGTCAAGTTCTAAACGGCTTTAAAGACGATTTAGATACTGCTGCTAATTCTAACATCAAAGGCGCTGCTGAATTACAAAAAGCCCGTAACTCATTTAGAGACGGTCTAAAAGAACTAGATTCTTACGCTGAAACTCCATTCATTAAAACTTTTATGAAAGATAATGAAACAGCTCTTGATGCAACTAAAGCTGTGGATATTCTAAAGAATGTCACACCTACAGAGCGTGTTGTAATGCTTAGACTTCTTGAAAACAATCGTCCTGATATTATTTCATCTGTCCGCAATCAACAAATGTCGGATTTAATTGAAGCTAACAAGGGCGACCCTGCTGGTTTGCTTAATGGTTTTAAAGAAGTGCTAAAGACTAAATCTGAAAAAGGAGCTATTGGATTAAATGATTTTTTGTTTCCTACAGCAAAAGAAAAAGCACAAACAGCAATGTTGGTTCGTGATTTAGAAAGCATTACTAAGAAACCTGTTGGAGCTACAGAGTCTTTTGGTGCGCAGGTTAGGGGAATTACTACCGACGCTGCTGCTGTTGGTGGAGGTTGGACAGTAGCTAAAGCTGTATCTGTTGTACAAGATGTAATGAATGGTGTGTCAGGCTCGGCTAACAGTGCTGAAAAATTAGCATGGATGATGACTTCTCCGCAAGGTAAAGATATGCTTCGCTATCTAGCAGACCAAAAAGTAACTAATAAACCGTTACCGAAGACTTTAGCTGATTCTTTAAATTTCTTAGGTAAATACTCCGCTGTCAGTACAGTTCCTACTGCCCGTCAAGGTGATTTATCAATGCCTCCGCAAATAGACATGAACGCTTTAGAAAAACGAATTAAAGAATTAGAACAACAACAATAATACACACTATACACACAATGAATACTTATGTCAGACCAATTCGGATTAAACAAAGGAGTAAAGACACTCACTGACAGCTTTGCTGCTAGTCGTGAAAGTGCTAAATCATTAACTAAAACTATTGAGGATTTCCAGCAGGATGGAGCCGCAGTAGCACAACAGAAAGCTGCTGAGAGGCGTAAAGAACAACATTTTGTCCCTGACACTACCGTTGTAAAGGCTCTTAAAGAATACGAATTAGTCCAAGAAGTGAAGAAGATGGAACTTCGTATGAAAGCAGAAGTAGTGAACAAATATGGTCCCAAAGCATGGGACGATGTTCTAGTCATTAAACAACGACTAATCAAACAAGAAGCACAAAACAAGAAACTGTTTAATGCAGATATGCAAGCAGTTCGTCGAGTCCAACTCTATTGCTTCTTAGTTGCCGCAGTAGTTTCTTATTTTATCGTCTGGGGAGACAAGTAATGCTAACACTAATTTCAACTGCCTTATCGTTCCTAATGGGCGGTTTACCTAAACTGATGGATTTCTTTCAGGACAAGTCTGATAAAGCACACGAAATGGAAATGGCTCGTATGCAGACTGAGAGAGAACTTCAGATGCTTGA